TTTTTTTTTTTTTTTTTTTTTTTTTACGCAGCATTGTCTGACAAAAACCAATATTCTAAACCCCCGAGGGTTAAAATAGTGTTGGATAAAAATTCAGATTATCTTAACCCATAAAGCAGCTAACGCTAAAGGGTGCAGGCGCTGGGATGTAGTGTCTTCTGTTACAAACCGGCATCGGTTTCTTGCAATATTGCAAATAATGAAAATCTTCGTGTTATTTAAAGACTCTGAATAGAAAAAGTCTGTGATATATGTGATACCATGCTGAGTATCGCTCATCGGCGTGGCGCATGTGTGCAAGCTACAGTTTAAGTGGCTCTATTTCGCACCAGATTTCTCTTTCGATACTTTCGGTTATGCGGGTCCTAGACCTGTACATGGCATGAAATTATAACATAAAATCAATAAATAATAATACTTTGAAGACGTATTATTAAGTAAATAAACAAGAGGTTAAACTCTAAAATATTTTTAGAATTTTGTGTTAATCGAGATCAACCTCAAAATTTAAGTTGGTTTGTTCCTTTTACGAACAACTACGGAACAAATCTTAGAATTGTAGTTGTAAGGTCACTTTATGAGCAACAAGAAAAGTGCAGTGCAAATTGTTATGTTTGTATTGTATTTGTTTTGTTGTGTTGTGTTGGTTTAGATATTAACGTGTTTAACGCTAACAATCTTTGTAGGATTGACTGACCAAGTTGTTATTTTGGTTGGTACGGTGACTCTGTCCGGAATGGGGCATCTAACTCCTCGTTCTTCTGAGTTTGAGTGTCCTTTAGTAAGATACGTTGTTACGTTCTTAATTGGATTCATGAAGATAGATTCGGGTCGTCCTGATGGATCTGCTTCAAAAATGTAGCGGTCTAAGAGGTAATAACCGATGGGTCCAGTTATGGCTCTTGCTACAAATCTGCCGGTTCTACCCATCTGATTCTCAACAATTTCCACACCATGTGCAGGGTTAATTCTTAAGGTATCGAGGTATTGGTTGTAAGTTATACCATTGTATACCATTTCAAATTGAGCCCGCAATCGAATGCGATGATCATGAAAATCATATGTGGGTAAAAAAGGCACTGACCACCTCATCTTGCAAAGATGATTTATAATGTCAGTGACTTCGGCATTATAAACATCTCGGCCATGGTGGTAGAGATCTAATGTGGCAGATTCTAGTTGGGAAGCAAAAGTATCACGTTGGCAAACGTTCTTTCGCATCCACTGTATGGAACTTCTTATATCTTCGAGATTCCGCGGTGCGTAAATCCAGCCTGTTTTTGAACATGCTCTGAATCCACGACATAGATATGTGACTTCATCTGGTGATGTAAAAGGTTCTGTGGGGGGTTGTTTTGTTCTTGCATCATTGTAT